CTATGTATTTATAGGATAAGAATAAGTTTATCTTAATATCAAAACAATGGCAGAAATAAAACCTCTAGGTAGTGAAAAGTTACAAGGTGACGAGAAACTAAAAAGAATCCTTGAACTTACGTACTACAACGAAAAAAATAAAAAATCCAATACAAACAAAGCCGAGTTGGTTAAAGAATCAACCAATGGTGGTGTTTATGGTATCGTCAAAGAAAGAGACGGATACTATGTAAAGAGAGGATTAAATGAATCATCACTTGATTACATCGGTGGAATGTTCATGAAAAATAAAAATAAATTTTCATCATATGCTGAGGCAGCTAAAAGACTGAACTTATTACAAGGTCAGGAAGAATTGAATGAGGCAACAAAATATGTTTTAAAACAAAACAAACCTCAGGATGTTGCACCAGCACCTGCTCCAGCGGAAGCACCAATGCCGGCACCATCTATGGACTCCCCAACAGATACCCCTCCTCCAAGTGATGATATGGGTTCTTTGGATAACCCACCAGCTGAGGAACCAGCTTCAGATATGCCACCATCAGACGCTCCAACATCCGACATGGGTGGTGAAGAAAAAGATGAGAATGGTGAATCAAAGCGTTCAGATTATATGACTGAAGTTCAAAAATATGCGGGTAAATTAGGTCAAGAGTTGAGAGATTTACACGATAAGATGGAAAGTGACGATATCAAATATGTTTTGAATATGGTTATTTCGGCGGTTGATTTAGATAAATTAGATGATGACGATATTGAAGAAATAGGTAAGAAATTTGAACGTGAGGAAGAGGAAGATGGAGATTCTTTAAATAACCCATCTGACGAAGAACCATCATCTGAAGAGGTACCTGATGAAGAAATGAGTGAAGGTGACCAAGCCATGGAGAAATTAGAGGAATTTATTAATAGTCCGGTTCAAAATGATGAAGTTGATTTATCATCTTACACATCAACAGGAAAGGGTAACACCGATGAAAATCATGGTGGAGTTCACAATTTTGGTGATCACGCTGATTTAGAAATGGGGAATGTTGACGAAGAAAAAGAACTTGATTTAGAAGAAATGAAACATAACATTAGCCAAGCGGTTAGTGAAACATTGAGTAAATATTTTAAATAATAAAATGCATCTTATCTATGTCAATGAAATCGGTTCCGATTACAAAGGTCAGAAACAATATGAATTTGTTTTTAGTGAATCATATGAAATTGACATGGATGAATGGTTTATAATACCCGCAGCTGCTACAACGTTACCAAAATCACCTTCAGTTGAATATGTTGATTTGGTGGGACTTTTAAAGAACACAGATTTACAATTAGATTTAGTTCAAGACTCCGATTATTTCGGAGTTATTGATGCTGTGGATGGTGTAATATCGTTAGCGTGGGAAAAATTTGACATAAATGTTGAGGTGGATAGATTAACATTTAAATTTGGAGAGTCAATAGAATCCGTTACTAAAAAACTTAAACAAAGAAGTTATCCGTTAATTAAAGAAGAAATTAAATTCAAGAACATATGAAAAGAAATGTCATTGTAGAAAAACTTATTAAAGAAGGGTTTTCTGAAAAAACATTGGTTAAATTTAGTGATAATCAACTTTCACAATTATTTGAAAGAGTGGTGTCAGAAGTTACAACACAAGTTGCAACCGTATATAACGCCAAAGATCAAAATGACGTAAATGCCTTGAATTCATTAATAAGTAATCCAGCAGGTTTAGCTGCGGCACAAAAGAAGGGAGCTGTTAAAGTTCAAAGTAGTGAGGGTAAGAAAATAGAATCAAAAGAGGCAGATTACAAACAAGGACCTAAAATTTCTAGAAAAGATTGGAAACATTTTAATGCGGATGGTGAAGAATTAAAAAATGAGCCTAGAATGAAAGGTGGGTATTCAATCGATAAAGAAGGAAAACGCCATGAATCAAGAGGAAATCAAGAAGTAAAAAAACCATCAGAAGTAAAAGAATGGGTTAATTCGTTAGCTGAAGGAAATTTTCATAATTTTACATCAAAAAATGAAATTATGGAATTAATTAACATTAAGTTAAATGAATCTGAAATACAACATGGTCCAAACGTAAAGAAGGGACATAATAATGTTCCTGAGTTTATGAGTTATGAAGCAATAACAGCTTCGGGACCTGCAGTTGCACCAACAAAACCATCACCAACAACTAAGCCAGGTACAAAGCCAGGTAAACCAAAACCACAAACTCCATACCAACCAGGTATCGGTCCAAAACACAAACCTAAAGCTTTAGGTTTAAATGAAGACGATATCATGGAATTAGACCATGAAGAATTGAAGAATTCACCAAGATTTGAGGAATTCAGAAAGGCGTTGGCTAAAAATGTTAATGTAAGTGTTGCTTATGTTAAAAATGATGGTACAGTAAGACATATGTTAGTTAAAAGATATTTGTCTTCTTACGTTCCAAGTGAAAAAGAAAGAACAGAAAAACAAATGGCGATAAATCAAACTCACGATGTTAAAAGAGTTATTGATTTAAATGCTTATAATAAATCATTAAGAGAAACAGGAGATAAAGAATTATCGGCAAAAAAAGCTTGGAGAACTATCAATTTAGATAATGTTTTAGGTTTTATGGTAAGAGGTAACTTTATCGATTTAAGAGATGAAAATGAAATAAAAGACAGATTTGGTGAAGATGTTCACAATTCATTAACTAAATCTATGGTTTCAGCAATGCAAGCAAATCAAGCGGAAGTTGCGGCTGAAGTACCTGAAATGGCTTAATTTAAAATATTCCAGAAAATATGAAATTATCTAAGAAAAATTTATTATATTTGATTCAAGAAAACTTGAATGAGATGCCAATGGATTTTGATACCCAAGATAGACCACACCAAGATATACAAAATAAACTTGCTAGTGGAGATACACCTATAAAGAAAGTTCCTTTACCTAAAACAGGTAACGAACCAAATAGTAATTTTCAAGAATTATTAGCATCTGAAAGGTATAAACAAGTAATAAATAAAGTTAGACAATACACTGGTGTTGAAGCACCAATGGTTGGTGAAAGAGGTAGTATCGGTCAATTATCACAAATGATGATGGATGCTCACAATTCTATTGTCCAAACAGAAAGAGAACACAGAGGACAATTGGAACAATTAGCAATTGAATTGGTAATGAAAGAGATGGGTATACCTGAAGGTTCAGTTCAATTTGACGCTAAAATAATTGGTATGGGTGAGGTTGATATGTCTGATTTTAACAGAGAAGATGGAAACCAAGAAAATCCTGAAGAAGTTGAAACTGAAGACCAAGAGGAAGAATTTAACATTGAACAAAATTTGATGCAAGATTTGGAAACTTTAGATTTAGAAAGAGCAAAAAGAAGATTGATTAATAGTATGGTTCAGGGGTCATCTAAAAAAGGACATTACATGTACCAATTAGTACCTCAGAAAATACAACAAATTACAGGGTCACAAGAACTTATAAATCAATATGGTGTATTGATGTCAATTAACGACACACTATATTGGCAATTAAGTGATGATATGATGCAAATGATGATGGGTGGTGCTGCTGGTGCCGTTGGGGGTAGTGAAGAGGTTGAAAGAGATACAGATCCACCAACAATTAAAGCAAGAGCAATTAATTTTCCAATATTAGTTCACGAATTAATTAAAGGAATGATGGAATTATTTTCACATCAAGGTGAACCTGAAGATAAAGACTTATTCCAACAAGTGATGCAACATGAAGATACTTTGGAAAAGGAAATGTGGGATTTAAGATTAGGACCTGCAATATGGGACAGAATTAGAAATCAATTTCCAGAAGATATTTTAACTGATGAAAATAAAGTAGAAATTCAAAATTATCTATTAGTTGAAATTTTCAAATTACCAGCTAGAAGATTTTTAACTTTAATGAAAGAGGTTATTTCAGGTTCAGAAACGGGTAAGAGATTATTACAACAAATAGTTAACGCAATTAATCAAACATTAAATGACCAAAATTACGAAGAGACTATGGCTCAATTTAATGATGAATTAGAAACAATTGAATCAGAAACTGAAGAAGATGATTTTAAAAACTTTTTTAATAGTTTAGGAATTGACTTATCGGATGATAATGAAGAGGACGATGATGACGGAGGAGAAGTAGTTCCTCGTTAAAAGATAATACAAAGGTGGTTTATACCACCTTTTTTTGTATTTATATATATGAATAGTAAAATAGAACAAATTAAAGAGTATGCTCGAATCATAAAAGATACTCCTTATGCACTAAGAACCTATCTTCAAACTTACGATAACACTCAAAAGAAATTCGTTCCTATGGATTTATTTCCTGACCAATTACAATTGGTTCGGGATTATGAGGATTATAATGAAAATATCACAAAAAAATATAGACAGGCTGGTGTTACAACTGTAACGGCCGCTTGGTTATCTAAAATATTACAATTAGCAAAACCTGAAAATCCAGAAAGGGTTTTGATTATCGCAAACAAGAAAGACACAGCGGTGGAAATGGCTAATAAAATTAGACATTTCTTAGACCAATGGCCTGAATGGATAAATGTTGGGTTTTCACCCGATAAAAACTCAGAAAGTAGATTTAGATTAAATAACGGTTCAGAGGTAAAGGCGGTAGCGACTTCGGCGGATGCACTTCGTGGTTTTACACCAACGGTACTTGTATTTGATGAGGCGGCATATATTGAGGCGGGTGAGGATTTTTGGGCGGCATCTATGGCGTCTCTATCAACGGGTGGTAAGATTATTCTTATCTCCACACCAAATGGTTATGACCCCATATATTACGGTGTTTATGACCAAGCGTTACGTGGAATCAATGACTTCCATATAACCGATTTAAGATGGTTTAAAGACCCTCGTTATACCAAAGACTTACATTGGGTTAAGTGTCAAGATATATGTCATTACATGTTAAATAGAGAACAATATAATGATGATGAAGTTGTTCTTCGTGAATTTGATATGAAAAATTATCACGATTTAGAAGAACAAGGTTATAAACCATTTTCATCTTGGTTTGAATCTATGTCTAAAAAATTCAAATACGATAGACGTAAGATTGCTCAGGAATTGGAATGTGACTTTTTAGGTTCGGGTGACGGTGTTATACCGGGAGATATTCAAGAGAATATTGCCAAGAATATGATTAGAATCCCTAAAGAGAAATACATGCAAGGTACCTTTTGGCAATGGAAAGAACCAATTCAAGGACATAGATATATTATGGGGGTCGATGTTAGTAGAGGTGATAGTGAAGATTTCTCAGCGATATCAATTATTGATTTTGACGATAGAGAACAAGTGGTTGAATATATTGGTAAAATACCTCCTGATGATTTGGCTTCAATTGCTTATAAATGGGGTGTTTTATATGATTGTTTCATAGTAATTGATATTACAGGTGGAATGGGTGTTGCAACATCAAGAAAGTTACAAGAATTAAATTATAAAAATTTATATATTGAAGGTGTTAACACTCAAAACATTTGGGACTATAACGCTAAGGCGATGGAGAAAATACCGGGACTTAATTTCAATAATAAAAGAACTCAAATTGTTGCTGCATTTGAAGAACAATTAAGAAAAGGGTTTGGTGTTAGGTCAAGTAGGTTATTGAATGAACTTAATACGTTTGTTTATATGAACGGAAGACCTGACCACATGAAAGGAGCTCACGACGATGCGATTATGAGTATGTCCATGGCTCTTTATGCTGGTGATATGTGTTTCAATCAGTTACAAAAGAATGATTCGAAAAATAAAGCAATGATTGAATCGTGGGTTTTATCCGAAAGAACATATGAACCAAATAAAACATTTTATTCTTATGGTACATCTTTCGACCAAATTGGTTCAATGGGTATGGATAATGACCAAATTTATCACGGAAATAATCCAAATAACGTATCCAAAGATGCTTATAGGGAGAACTCATGGTTGTTTGGTGGACGTAAATAATACTTCCATTTGTTAAATAATAAGTTTATATTATAAAGAAAAGTATTTATATACATGGCAGATCAAACCACAACCGTCTTTCAGAAACTTACTAGAATGTTTGGTTATCCTGGTCAAACAAAACAGGATAACACACCTTCATTTAATTTCAATAAAGACGAATTATTAAAAACAGATAGTAAAGAAGATTTTGAAAAGGCTTTATTACAGGCACAACAAAGTCAATACGTTGCCGATAAATGGGCCAAGTTAGACCAAAATCTTTATAATCAATCAATTTACTATGAACCGAATAGATTAGCGGCATACTATGATTATGAATCAATGGAATTTACACCTGAGATTTCTGCAGCTTTAGATATCTATTCTGAAGAATCTACAACTATGTCTGAAAAGGGAGATATATTAACAATATATTCCGAATCAGAAAGAATTAAAGGAATACTTGAAGATTTATTTCATAATAAAATGGACATTAATACTAACCTACAAATGTGGGCTAGAGGTGTTTGTAAGTATGGTGACAATTTTGTTTATTTAAAAATTAACCCTGAGAAAGGAATTGTTGGAGTACAACAATTACCAAATATTGAAATAGAAAGAGTGGAAGGTGCGTCAAGTAAAACACCAACACAAAAAGATATTAAATTACCAATTAGAGAATTACGTTTCCAATGGAAAAATAAGGATATGGAATTCCAAGCGTGGGAAGTCGCTCACTTTAGAATTTTAGGTGATGATAGAAAGTTACCATATGGTACTTCTATGTTAGATAAGATTAGACGTATATGGAAACAACTTTTACTTGCCGAAGATGCGATGTTAATTTATAGAACATCAAGAGCACCTGAAAGACGTGTATTCAAAGTGTTTGTTGGTAATATGGATGATAAGGATATTGAACCATATGTACAAAAGGTTGCAAATAAATTCAAACGTCAACCTGTATCTGATCCTCGTAATGGTCAAGTAGATATGAGATATAATCAAATGGCTGTGGACCAAGATTATTTTGTACCCGTACGCGACGCATCACAAACAATGCCAATTGAAACATTACCTGGAGCACAAAATTTAGGTGAGATTGCAGATATTGAATACATACAAAAGAAATTATTGGCGGCATTACGTATTCCAAAAGCGTTCTTAGGATTTGAAGAGGTGGTTGGTGATGGAAAGAATCTTGCATTAATGGATATTCGTTTTGCAAGAACAATTAATAAAATTCAAAAATCATTAATACAAGAACTTAATAAAGTTGCATTAATTCACCTATACCTTTTAGGTATGGAAGATGAGTTAAACAATTTTGAATTGTCGTTAACTAACCCTTCCGCACAATCTGATTTATTAAAGATTGAACAATGGAAAGAAAAAGTTACTCTTTACAAAGATGCAACATCTGACCAATCTCAAGTTGGTATTTTACCAGTATCACATACTTGGGCTAAAAAGAATATTCTTGGATTTAGTGAGAATGAAGTGATTCTTGATTTACAACAACAACGTCTTGAAAGAGCAATTGGTTTTGAATTAACAAACACACAGAATGTTATTAAACGTTCAGGTATATTTGATGATGTGGATAGAAAGTATGGTATATCTGAAGAAGAAAGAGCTAAATTAGAAGCCGCGGGTGCATCGGGTGAAGCACCTGGTGGTGATATGGGTGGTGGAATGGATATGGGTGGTGGAGGTGCACCAGCGGCAGCACCGCCAGCCGGTGGAGAAGGTCCATTAAGTGAATCATTTAAAGCAAAATCTAAAAAATCTAAAATATTAGGTATGTTAGGTGAAGAAGAAATGAAATTTACTGATTTATTTGATATGGATAAGGCACAACAGAATATTTATGAAATGGAAGATAAATTAAATGAAATTTTAAACGACTAACAATGAACAAATTTGGTATTATTAAGACTAAAATGTTAAATAAATTAACAGAATCTTACGCGAATGAAAATAAAAGTGAGATAAAAAGTATCTTAAAAGAAATTAAAGAAAACAAAGAATTTAAAGAAATGTATTTGTTTTATGAAGAAATAGAAAATAAATACATTGACGATAAAGAGACCGCGAAATTATATGTCGAAGGATTAAATACATATTTTGGTCAACCAATAGGTAATTGGAATGATTTAAATGTGTTTTGTGAATCTCTACATAATAAATTAGGTGACGTTGAAATCAACACCAATGAACTATACGAGTGTTTAGATATGTTATCTGAAAAAGATTCATTATCAAATATTGAAAAGAAAGTTATAGCTAAAAAGAAATTAGTTGAACATTTAACAACTAAGAAAGAAATTACCGAATCGAAAGAAACATCTTTAGTACCTAATGAAACATTATTAAACGCGGTTTTAGCAAACAACTTTAACGTATTATTTTCTAATACATTATCAGAATCACAGAAAGAAGAATTGAAAAATATTTTATCAATTTCTAATGATGATTTAATCACCAAATCAAATGAATTAGCGGAATCAATTCTAAGTAAAGTTGATTCTTTATTAATTGAGTCGAGTGATAATGAATTAAAGATTAAATTAGATAATGTAAAAAAAGAGGTGAGTGGAATGTCACCATCAAAATACAACTACTACAGATTAACAGAACTAAAAAATGGTCTTAACTAAGACCATTTTTCATTTGTTGTACATACTTCGCTTTTAACATCTGTTTCCTTCTAACTACAGAAGGTTTGACAAATTGTTCTCTGGCCCTTAATTTTTGAACTTGTTTTGTTTTTTGAACTTTACTTTTATAAGTTCTCAAAGCACTTTCAAGATTCCTTTCTTTTGATAAATCAATTATAATCATAGTATATAAGTATATTACAAATATATAAAAAATATTTTTGTTTTTTAAGTATTTTTTTGTTATATTTTAAATAACACCATAATAAAAATATATAACATGAAAAATTGATGAAAATTGGTAAGTACATCCCTTTGGGGACGTACAACAACGTAAAAATCGGATATGGAACCGTGGATTTTAAAAATCTAAAAACCATTTATTTAAAACTAAACTCGTGGATACAACCACAAAACGAAACTGATGATTTTGATTTTACAATTAATAAATCAAGAAGAAGGTTAAAACAAATTGTAAGTGGACTTAAAGATCCATTATTTAAAGAACAATCTATTGTTGATTTAGATATAAGAACTAAGGGAATACAATTGGAAAAGAGGTCTTTTATGAATTTAGAAATAACATTATATGTTAACAAACAATTCGATATCAAAACTAAAGACATTAAAAATTCAATAAAAAATATATTAGAAAGTATAATTGACGAGGGTTTAAACGATAAAAAACTCTTTAATTTTAACAAATCTAAAAAATAACTCACTTATCGATGTATTTATAGGAGAATAAATCCATAAATGAAGATATTAGGACCAAACGAGACGGGGAAAGGAATTTTAATCGAATATGACGCTGGTCATGTTTCCCCTGACGACAACAAAAAAGTTATTTCAGAAATGAAGAATCTTGACTTCTCAGAAGACTTGATTCTTTTTGCTGTTTTACAAAAATACGATACCCCAAATAAGAACGGTAGAATCTATCCTGAGTCAATTTTAAAAAGAGAAGATCAAAAATACCAACAACTTATTAAAAAAGGTGGTGCGTTAAATGAATTAAATCACCCATCATCGTCCCTTATTGATTTAGACCGAGTTTCACACTCTATTCTTGAAACTTGGTGGGATGGTAGAATGTTAATGGGAAAAATCAAATTATTTACATCTCCGGGTTGGAGAAAAATGGGTATTGTATCAACTAAGGGGGATCAAGCCGCAATGTTAATCATGAATGGTGCAACATTGGGTATATCATCTCGTGGAGTTGGTTCACTCAAAAATGTTAAAGGTCAAAATATAGTTCAAGATGATTTTGAATTGGTATGTTTTGATTTAGTATCATCTCCATCTACACCCGGTGCTTACGTTTTCCACGACCCATCAGAAAGAGATCAGTTCCAAGAAGAGGTTCAAGAAAAACCTATGTTGGATGATAGAATGAAAAAATTAATGGGTGGATTGGATAAATTTTTATCCAAATAGTCAATTTTATTAGTCTGTTTATATCGGAAAAAAGAATTTTTCAATATTTCATACTATTTATAAGATAATAAAACAACAATTTTCACAATGAGCGAAAAATCAATTTTAGAACAAGCATTACTTCAAGTACAAACTCTTGAAGAAGCGGTTAAGCAAAATGCAAAAGGTATACTTGCTTCAACAATGAAGGAAGAACTAAGCGACTTGCTTAAAGAATCATTGGAAGAAGAGGAAGAAGTTGCAAAAGACGATGAGTCAAAAGACTCAATGGACGAGCAACCAACTCCTGACGAAGAGGAAGACGATATGTCAGACGATGACGCAGAGGCAGATGATGCTGAAGCTGATGACGCTGAAAATGACACAAACCTCGATAACGAAGACCCAACAAAAGGAATCGATGATATGGATTCTGATAGTGAATCTGATGATACCGATACATCTATGGATGATTTTGGTTCAGACGATTTAGATTCAGATGAAGAAGAATCTGACGACGACGTTATGGATATGACAGGAGCATCTGATGAAGAAGTTCTTAAAGTATTCAAAGCTATGAAACCAGAAGATGGTATTGTAGTTAAAAAAGACGGCAACAACGTAACTTTTGATACTGGAGAAGACGAATTCATTATTAAACTTGATGGAGATGATGACGACTCATCTGATGATGATTTTGGCGGTATGGATTCAGGAATGGATTCTGACGTTGATTCAGAAATGGAAGAAGAATCATTATATGAAATCGAATTAGACGAATCTGCTCTTAAAGGTTTATCAAAACCTAAAAAGGTTGAAGCTAAGGAATCTGCTCTTAAAGGTTTATCAAAACCTAAAAAAGTAGAAGCTAAAGAGTCAGCACTTTCTGGTTTATCAAAACCTAAAAAAGTTGAACCTAAAGAAGAAGCTTTAGCTGGTCTAAAGAATCCTAAGAAGGTTGAAGCTAAAGAAGAAACAGAAGAAGTAGAAACTGAAGTTGATGAGGCAGCAAGAACATTCGGTAACGATGTTAGAAAACCTGCAAATCAAGGTAAAAAATATAAAGCTGGTCGTCATGAAATGAACGAAGAAGTTGAAAACTTGAAAAAGCAAAATGCTGAGTACAAGAAGGCTTTAGTTCTTTTTAAAGATAAGCTTAATGAAGTAGCCGTGTTTAATGCAAATTTAGCATATGCAACTCGTTTATTCACTGAACATTCAACAACAAAAAGGGAAAAATTAACCATCCTTAAGAGATTTGATGGTATTTCAACTTTGAGTGAGGCTAAAAATTTATTCTCACAAATAAAAACTGAATTAGGAACTAAAACTAATGTTACTGAGTCAGTTGTAGAAAAAATCTCAAACGCACCATCAACATCATCTTCTCAAGAGGTTTTAGCTGAGTCAAAAGCTTACGAAAATCCTCAATTTAAGAGAATGAAAGATTTGATGAGCAAAATAAAATAATAAAAAAAAACAAAATACAATTTTAAAATGGGAGCATTATTAGAATCAGGTATGGTAGGAAACATTGGTCTTAAGCACTTACGTGTGATCAAAGAAGATACCATCAAAAAATGGGACGAACTAGGATTCTTAGAAGGTCTAGACGGTCACCAAAAAGATAACATCGCACAATTATATGAAAACCAAGCATCATATTTAATCAACGAAGCAGCAGTAGCTGATGCGTCTGGTTCATTTGAGACAGTAGTTTTCCCTATTATTCGTCGTGTGTTCTCTAAATTATTAGCTAACGACATCGTGTCTGTACAAGCTATGAACTTACCAATTGGTAAATTATTTTTCTTCATTCCTAAAATTCAGGAATTAAATGGTAATGGTCATTATGCACCTTACGGTATGCCAGGTAATTCTGATGCAGCATCTGAAGGTTATACAGCAGGTAAAAGAAGTCTTTACGATCGTTTCTACGAGAATAGTGACAACTTAGACCAAGGTCTTTTTGATTATTCAAAAGGTGCTTTTACAGTTGAAACTGGTTTGACTGTAAGTGGTTTCACCGTTTTCAATGCTGGTGTTGTTACTATTGACGCTACTGCAATTGCAACTGGTGTAACTAAATCAAGTGTTATCTTAGCGGTATCAGGATTTACAAACGCTGGAGTTGGTAAATTATCAGGACCTAATGGTCATGAAATTGACACAGAAGAATTCTTAGCTTCTTTAGAAGTTAGAACAACTGATGCGAATTTACAATCATTCTTAGGAATTACAAGTGCACCACTTCCGATTAACATCGTTACAAACAAATACGGCAAAGGTATTGTTGAGTATGGTAAAAAATCTGCGGGAGCTACTGGTAATTTCAATGATATTTGTGATGAAGATGGTATTATGTATATCCAAGTTGATTTACAAAAGTATGACTCTTCTAACGGATTTACTGATTATGAGGTAACTGGTTCAACATTAGCAAAAACTGAATTTGCTGTAACATATCGTAAGTACGCTTCTTTAGAGTTTGAAGATGAAATCGGTGAAGTATCTTTTGATTTAGAGTCAGTAACAGTTTCTGTAACTGAAAGAAAATTAAGAGCTAGCTGGTCTCCTGAATTGGCTCAAGACGTTAGTGCATTCCACAACATCGATGCTGAAGCTGAATTAACAGCTTTATTATCAGAGCAAATCGCAGCTGAAGTTGACCGTGAGATCTTACGTGATTTACGTAAAGGTGCAGCATGGAAAGCTAAATGGGATTACAATGAGTGGAAATACGGTGGATCTGGTGGTGCAACTTTACAAGGTTACACACAAAAAGATTGGAACCAAACTTTAGTAACTAAAGTTAACCAAATTTCAGCTCAAATCCATAAAACAACCTTAAGAGGTGGTGCAAACTGGATAGTAGTTTCTTCTGAAGTTTCTGCAGTATTTGATGATTTGGAATATTTCCACGTATCAAACGCAGCTCCTGAGCAAGATTCTTACAACATGGGTATTGAGAAAATCGGTTCTTTGGCAGGTCGCTACCAAGTATACCGTGATCCTTACTTCCCAGCTAACAAAATCTTGATTGGTCATAAAGGAAAATCTTTATTGGATGCAGGTTATGTAT